ATAAGACCACCAACCATGCTTTCGGCCATGTCGTTGTATTTTTTTATAAAAAAGTCCAAGACCGGCGTTAGCTTCTGCCCGAATGCGGCGGCTAACTGCAAGACGCTTAGTTCTGCCGTCTTAAAGACGATCTGAACGCCGTGGATCATATTTCTTACAACGCCAAAGGCTTTGACTACCCCGCTGGCAACCATCTGGCCTATGCGACCAAACTCAGATGTATCTAGTGCGGCTTGACGAAATGCGTCAGCCACAAATGTGATGATCGGCGCGAAGGCTACAGCAAGTTGATTGGTCAGGCCGGTGAATACAGCTTGGAGCCTTGTGATGGCATCGTTGGCAGCTTCCATCTGCGCTGTATCAGTGCGGGAGAGAGTGAGACCCAGATGTTCAGCCTCTTCTGTCATTGCTTTGAGAGCATCAGCACCGCCGCCAAGGGTATTCACCAAAGCGACACCTTCACTGTCAAAGAGCTTCATCGCTAACCGCACGCGGTCTGATTGAGTCTCCACGCCAGACATCGCCTCTGCCACGATATTCATTTGCTCATCGAGCGGCAGGCGAACAATGGACTCAGCATCAATACCAAGCTCACGCAATGCGCCCTTGGCCTCTCCTGTGCCGTTAGCAGCCTCCGCAGCGCGTCTGGTGAACCTTTGCAGGGCCATATCCATAGTGCCTGTAGACACGCCTGTAAGCTCTGCAGCATGACGCAATCCAGAAAGCGCTTCGGTCGTCACTCCCAGCTTGTCTGCTGTCTTTGCTAGTTCGTCACCAGCGTTAATGGAAGATTGAATCAGGGCACCAAAACCACCAGCGCCAACAGCGCCGACGATTGCGGTCTTCATATTGAGCACGGAGCCAGCGACACGCTTTAGACCACCAGTAACAGATGCAAAACCTTTCTTGGTTTTATCTAACGCCCGAATGGTTATGTTGACGTTCTGGTCAGCCATCTTCCTGCCTCTCGCTCATTATCTTGAAGAATGCCGCCCACTCATTAAATTCAGAGAGGGGCATTTGCTCGGCTTCGCCAATACTGATGTGTAGCCGATCCGCCAAGGCAATTAAATTAAACCTTAACGAATCGGCCCTCAGTTTTTTTCCTGATCCTCTATGGTCTGGATTTCTGCAAACATCTGCTCGGCGATGCTTGAAATAACCCCAGTCTCCTCCCCTAGCAGGTCAATTCGGTCTTCTGCTGAAGTGAACAATCTGTTGCCATCTTGATCGCTGGCTTTCATCACAATCAGGTCGATCATCGCCGCCATTGTGGTGTTTTCCATGAACTTGGGATGCTTCTTCTGCAATTCGTTCACGTCGTAACAAGTGATCGGGAAGCAATACATGGCAAAGGGCTGTCCGTCTGGATCAGCCCATGCCGCGACCTCGATCTTTCGAGCATTCAGTTGTCTTCTGTTTCTTAGTTCTTTAGCTAGTCCCATTTTGGGATTTCCTTATGCAGTTGCTTCAGTTACAGCGCCCGAGACTTGTAGCTCAAACGTGCCCTCAACCATACCATCAAAGGATGCTGTTATTTCTTTGCTTGTCAGGATGCCGCCACCACTGTAGTACTTTTCGCCGGTACCTGTTCCCGTTGGGTACAGTTCAAAGATCAAGCCTGCACCAGAGTCCATTACCAGTTGAACCGCGTCGGCATCGTCCCAGTAGACCTCCATTGAGAGGGTGGCAGACGTTAACGAAGATAAGTATGTGCGAGCGGTATCACCCATCACACTGTCTTCGATTGTGTCTGCAGATTCAGAGAGTGTGAAGCTGCGAACTTCACCCATAGCAGCGACACTGCCGCCGCTCACCGCCAGTTTGACTACGCCGCTTGAGCCTTTAGTCGTTGCCATGATTAAACCCCTTTAGGTTGTTCCACGAGTGTATTGGTACTCAATTCGTACCGTTATAATCACCCCACCGATGGGGGCAATACTGCCATCGTCGGCTTCCACGCTCACGATTTGTGTGTCGATTGCATGTCCACCGCGTGATCTGTCTTCGTCAAGCTTTTCTTCAATAGACTCGACAATGTTATTCCTTGCTGTGTCCAACCCCGTCCCTTTCACATAGCAGACAAGTTGGTAATCAATAGTCCCGAACCGCTGGGTAATGCTTCCACCCACAGTGCCGTCTTCTCTGTTTTCGTTTGTCGTTCTTACCAGCACCGCTGGATATTGAGCGTTGCTTAACTTGTCGAACTCAAACGGCTCACGAGTAACGAACTTGATATTTGTGGGGGTGGTCACTGCTTGTAACGCTGTCACCAGATTGGTTGCAATGTTTTCCCTCACACTCATCGGTTGAACTCCTTGCGGAAGAACCTACCCAAGCGATCTTCTTCTTTGTCGTTAAACCCAAAGAATTGGCGACTTCTGTTATTAAACGCCGCTTTCTTGGATGCCTCTGGGTTTGAGAAATAGATTCGCGCAGTCCGACGGTTGAGCGTTTCAACCTGCATTGAATTCAGCATTTGACCTGTTGCGAACAAGTCCACAGGGCTAGTCGGAAACCCCTTGCGCTCCAACGCTTTGACGTACCCGCCAGAGTACCCGTCAAACGCTCCCTCAAAGCCCTCTCCCGTCTTTGTTCTGCGGAGGATGATTTGCTTGCCTAGTGACGCAGTGCGACCTATAGCGCGATTCACGCCCTTCTCAACGCTCTTGCGCTCACTTCTCATCAAGCCTTCGATGTCTTTTGGCTTGAGATCAACCTTTATGGGCAGACCCTGCGTCATCGCGTTAGTCGCCCATAAGAGACAATGCCGCGCTCGTCGTCTTCAATCGTGCCAGAGTTGTCGTCGTCGTACTCCACACCGTCAGCAAACACCGCAGTCAGTTCTTCTTGATAGCGCTGCTGGTAGAACTGAATCATGTTCAGAAAGCGATCATCTTGTACCCAGTTCGTAAGCTGAGGGAGGGCGAACTTCCACAACACCAGATAAGCATTGCATCGCGTCCACTGGGAGTCGGTAAGGTATGCGGGAACCATCTCGCCGGGGATCTGCTTCTTGTACCACCACTCATTTCTGATGGTGCGAGTCAGGTCGGTCTGTGCTTTCGCGTGTTCAGTCGCAAACGATGTGATGCCGAAGTCCAAGATGTCAGGGACAAGGGCTACCAGATCGGAGTCTTGAGAAAATGCCATTACCACTTCACCTTGTCGGCCCAATACGCTGCCGATGCTGTTTTGTCTCTGCGCCCTTCGGCTATCTGCTTGGCAAACCTAGCCTTAAACGCTCTGCGCTTTGCTTTGTCTGCCTCACTCTCACCTTTGCGAGGGGGTTTGTTATCTGCACCTTGCTGCCCAAAGCGGATCAGGCGAACCTTGTCGCCTTCCTTAGCCAATACTGCATGGCTCTTCTCTGGGTGCTTAGGTGTGCGCTTGGGCTTGTTATAGCCCTCGAACCGCTCGCCTCGATAGGTTATAGCCAACAGAACCTCCAAAAAGGGACAGCCCCACCCCAAGGAGAGAAGGGGCAGGGCCGTCCAAACGCCTTAAAGTGCTGCGTCGAACAGCATCTCAACACCATAAGTGTCATCAAGCTCGCCCACACCATAGATGGCGGTAGCGTTAAGCTCGAAGGCACGAAGTGATGCGTCACGTTGCGCTTCGATTTGGAAGTCGCGCTTCATAGCGATAGCCAGAGCCTCGCGTGAGAAGACAGCGCCTTTCGCGTCATCATTACCATCTACGGTTACGTTTGCAGACTCGTAAACGTCGATGCCAGCGATGGTGCCAACGTAAGAGTTAACCATAGCCGTGTTCTGCGCGTCACCACCATTTGGGTTGGCGAAGGTATTGGTTAAGTTAGCTTTCAGTTGGTACGCTTGAAAAGGGTTAACAACCGCGAAAATCTCGCCTTGTGCCTTGTTGTTACGCAAGGTAGCAGCAGCCTTGAACAGATCAGCCACAGTGATCTCTTGACCAGCAGCGCCCAAGGCAGTGCTGAATCCGTCAAACAATGCGATCAGGTCTGAGTCCATCTTCGTAGCGATAGCGTTACCCAGTACAGTACCCAACTCTTCAGCAGGGTTGCCAGCACCCATTGCAGCCAAGTCGGTCAGAACTACTTGTGCGCCCACCTCACCCACGGTGATTGAGACAGAAGAAGTTGAGACAGTCGTGCTGCTCATGTCGGTGCCTTCGGTCAGGTCAGCGGCAGTGATTGCAGGGTACTTAGGCACCTGAATCGTCTTACCAGCTTCGTCGCCGATGTTGTACATAGTAACGAGGCCCATCATTAGGGACTCTTCTTCAGCAGTGAATCGTGCCTGTGCGATGATATTCGCAAACAGGTCATCAAGGGTTGTGCTCGTTGTAGCAGCCATGATTTATGTCCTATATAAAAAAGTGGTTTATTTGGTTTTCTTCTTGAAAGCACGGAAGGCTTCGCGCCCACCATCTTCCCAGTTGTCTACCATGTCAGCCACAGATATAGGCTTCTGCGTGGAGCCACCAGCCATCCCCTGTGTGCCAGCACCTCCAGCGGAGGCTCTGACGAAATGCGGGTTCGCTGTAAGAAAGTCACCCACCAACTCATCAACTGAGAGGGGGTCGGCCTTGTCGTTGTATCTGACCGCTCCGTTATCGTCTAATACTTCAACCGAACCATCGTCCGATAGTTTTACACGATTGCGTAGCAGTTGCGATACCTGCTCAGAATCTACAGCGTTGTGCCTGCTTGCTGCCGTCAGTAACGCACCATCTATCTTGGTGGTTTCCAACGCCATCCGCATGGCGGCAATCTCCAGATCCTTCTTTTCGACAGTCTGCTTTAGTACCGTCTCGAACTCGCCTTTTTCCTTTTGGCGTTCAATCTGCGCCTGCTCACGCTCAAGCATGATCTGGCGAGCTTCCTCGATATCGATACCTTCTAGCTTCTTGTCTAGCTTGCGCCTTTCCCTAGCGACTCGATCAGCAACGATGCGATCAAGCTCCTCTTGGGTAAACGTCTTTGCTTCCTGAACTATTTCTTGTGCCGGTTCAGT